CTGATGAATGGCAAAGAATATGGAATCTTAAATTAAGAGAACATAAAATTGACATTGAAAGAGCAATGTTGTTCGGACAAAGAGCTTCTGTTGGTGGTGTTCAATATAGTGAAGGTATTGTAGGGCATATTATTGCTGAAGGTGCAGCTCCTGCAACAGACGGAACTCAACTTTCTTATACAGAAGGCGCAGCTTATCATAAATCTATAGCTTCAGGCTCTATGACATACGATAACTTCCTTTCTGATTTAGAAGTTGTTTTTGACCCTGCAAGAGGCGGAAGTTCATCTAAATTAGCATTATGTTCATTACCTGTCATATCTTTATTTAATAAAATAGGTGGTAGTTCTTTTATAGATGATTCTTTTGGTGGTACAGAAGATAATCCTGGAAGATATATGTTTGAGCGTTCTAATGGAACTTTTGGTCATAAAATAATGAAAATTGAAACAATTCATGGTGATTTATCACTTGTGAAAGAACCTTTATTTAGAGGTTTAGCTTCAACATTTATGGCTTTAGTTGATTTAAACCACGTGTCTTACAGACCGTTAGTTGGTAATGGTATTAATCGTGATACATCAATTACAACAAATGTGCAACAAGCAGATGAAGATTTAAGAAAAGATATGATTCTTACAGAAGCAGGTCTTGAAATAACTCTTCCTGAAACACATGCGTTGTTTAACATAGAAGGAGCTTAATTATGAGAAGTGATGTATTAAACTCAAGTAGCAATAGCTATGGACAACAAATAGATAAATGGAAGTTTTCAGCTAAAACTGCAGCATTTGATGCAGCTGACGGATTTTGTTATCTCGTTACTGACTTAGATGGCTGTGCTGTTACTTTACCTGCACCAAATGTTGGAGATAGAATCAAAGTAGTTTTTGGAGCAAATACAAGTGGCAATCATACTATAACAGCAGATGCAACAACAACTTTATTAAGTGGTTATGCTCTAATGTTAGATGCTGATGGAACAGCTGCGCAATGTAAAGTTTTTGCACCTGATGAAACTGATGATGATGTTATTACATTGAATGGTGGAACAACTGGAATGTGTGGCTCTGTTGAGCTTGTTGGATTAAGTGATAAAATGTGGCAAGTAGAAGCAGTTTTATATTCTGAAGGAACTGTTGCAACTCCGTTTAGCTAAACCAAAACAATAAGGTTTAATAGTTTTGTAGAACTATGGGGTAAATCATATAAAAGGTTTACCCCGAATCTACTAAGAATTTTTATAATAATAAACAAACCCATTCACGCTCAGCCAGAGCTTAGGGTAGGAGGTAAATATGGCAGAAACAAAAATACATGGTTATACCGTCCAAGAACGTTTAGGTAAAATGGATGTTGACTTAATCGATATTACAGTAAAACCAGATGCTGATAATGGTGCAGCTATGGCAGCTGGAGATTTTATGTTTCCACTTGTAGAAATACCAAATGCAGTATCAGTACCAGGAGGTACAGCAATATTGCAATCATGTTGTGCAATAATATCTGGAGGAGATGGCGATGGTGCGGATACAGGAGCATTTGATGTTGTTATAACAAGCGATTCAACAACATTACAGCATGATGGAGCAAATATTAATACTGATGATGATATGGCTAGCGTTACAAGCGCTTTAGCTGTTATGGATGGAACTTGTGGATTTTTCAGTATAACAAACGCATTTGATGCTGGTGTTGTGGCTATAGGAGATAAGAAAAATATAGGAATGGTATGTAAAGCTGCTTCTGGTTCTACAAGTTTATATGTTTATGGTATAGTTCAAAATACTGCAGACTATAATGAAGGTGATATTGTTCTTAGATTAGGTTTTGTAAAAGACTAATGTTTGCGAGTAGACGAATAACCACATTAGGTGGCGATAAATTTAGAGATGAATATTCTTTAGCTTTTGATGGAACTAATGACTATATTGCAACAGGAGGAAAGCCTGTAGACACAGCAGATGCTACTTATGTTTGGTGGTGTAAATCTTCACAGACAGGCGACAATAGAAGCGTTTTTGGTCATGGAAATAATAAAGTAGGTGCATTTAATATGAATCATTCTACAACAGGAAGACCTATATTACTCCTAGAAGATATATATAGGTATTGGAATGACGTACCTACTCAAGATGATGGAAACTGGCATCATTGGGCAGTAGTAGTTGATATTGATGATATGACAGCTTGTGAGTTATATGTTGATGGAATACTGCAAACTGTATATCATACTGATAATTCAGGCACAGCTACTTCTTATGGCAATTTAACAATTGGAAGAGGCGGTAGTTCATATTGGACAGGCTCTATGTC